TTTTTCGATGCGTGCCATGTTAGCGGGAGATGCGTGAGCCGAGGATTTGGGTGTAACCGAAAAGGAAGCCGCTCGGGGCTTGCGAGCCGACCTGACCCTTCTCGGTAAGGTTGGCGCTGCTCGGGTGAACGCCGGCGTTGACGATGCCGCGGAGGGTCATGTCGATACTTGCGAGCAGATCGGTCTGCTGTCGCATGGCCTCCAGCTGCGGGCTTTGGCCCACGCCGACGACGTTGGAGCCGACCTCGGGACCGGTCGGCTTGGCGCTTGCGTCCTTGGCTTTGTCGCCGGACTTCTTTGCGTCTTCGGCGGCCTGACGGGCGGCGATGTCCGCGGTCAGTACGGCGTCAATGCGTTGGCGTATTGCATCTTCGGCCGATAAGACAGAAGCGGAACCGCCAAAACTAAAAGCGCTCTGCAATTCGGGACGCTTCTTTTCCTCCTCTTTAACGATTGCTTTGCCGCGTTCGTCTGCCTCAAGGAACTTGCGATAACCTTGGGACTGGGCGTCCTCCCCTTTTTTTCGCTTCTCGGCTTCTTGCTCGCGTTCCATGTATTGCAAAATGGCCTCGCGACCGCCTTCTCGCGTGTATTTTTTTGATTCTTCCTCCTTGGCGAAATTTCGGGCGTCCTCGGCCTTCTTCTTGGCCTGTTCAATCTTATCGGTAATAAAGCCGATAGCCTTCTGGACTAGGATCATCGGGGCGATGAAGCCGAGAGCAATGTCCTTAAAAGCCTCACGGAACTTCTTGCCGACAGCGTTGGCCGCACCCTCCACGCCCTCCATAGAAGCCTTGGCCTGAGCCATCTTCTGAGGCACGTCGGACTTGCCCGACAACTCCCATTCTAGTTTGCGTCCCATCGTTTAACTTTGCTGGGCAGGCAACTCCCCACGGCGCACGGTTTCCATGAACTCCTCCTCCTCGGTCGTCAGTAGGTTGACCTTCGCCCCGCCCCGCACCGAGAAAGCCGTCGATAGCCAGATGGCTTGCGTCTCGGGCATCTCCCAAGCCCGTTGTTCCTCGATGCCGTTGGCGACTAGGTTGGTGACAATCATCAGCGGCCAGGGGATGCCGACCCCGTCAGCTGAGTCGCTGGTCTTAGACGACTCCCAGTATTTAGGCCATGCCCCGAGGTGGCAATGCTCGACGAACCTGGCGACCTCCGCGGAGAACCTCTCGGGATGGTAATGGTAGATGCGCAGCCGAACCTCGTCCCAAAACCCAACGCGTAGATCGGACTCCTCGGCGCATACCTTGACCGCAATCAACAGGTCGGTCGGCGTGATGCCGTGCTCGGTAGTCGTGACCAGGGGCGACTCAATCGAGAGCAGCCGCACCCGGTGTTTCAGGCAAAAAGGAAAGACCCGCTTCCCGAGGATAGTCCGGGAGGACGGGTCTCTAAACGCCCGCAGAAATCTGTTGTCCACGGGGTGAGTCAAAGCCCTTGCAGGGCTCAGGTCAATCAGGACGGCGTGATGCCTTCAAAGTCGACCGCCGTGATCTTGTACTTCACGAAGTCCTTGGAACTGCCGACTTCCTCCACTTTGGTCACCACTCCCAAGAACGTATTGCTCGCCGTGCCAGACGGGTAAGCGCTAAGCGCGGCGACCGTGAAGGTCAGGTTGGCACCGAGGGCCGGGCCAGGGGTGCCGGCAAAGGCGGCCTTGACGACGCCTTCAATGGTCAGCTCGGTCTTGCGGTCGTCGAAGCGCATGGTCTTCGTCAGGCCAGTCTCATCCTGAACCATGCCCTCGTTATTGAACGAGGCGGAGACGGTATAGGACTGGACAAAAAGCGGAACCGTTAGCTGGGTACCAGCGATGCCATAGGTGCAGGAAGTTCCTTGGGAGACGGCGGCCATTTGTCTTTGCGGGCGGGGGCAACCTTAGGCCGGGAGGACGGCCAAGAGCCCGAAGGTGAAGGCCGTCGCGTAACTGCGCTCATCCTTGCCCTCGTCCTCGGTGTTAGGGGTCACGTCGTACAGGGTCGCGTCAGCGGAGGCCACGAAGACCGCCTTCAGGCCGGCGAGGTCTTGCATAGACCCAGCCAGGGCGGCGCACCGGGCCCGGTGGTCGGCGAGGGTCGTGTCGTCGGCGTTCGAGAAGATCGTGACGCGGACGGAGCAATCGTAATTGCCAGCGCCTTCAGGAAGGTCGGCGGGCGACCGGGCCGAGTCGCAGAGCACAATGGCCTTAGGGAGGACGTTGATGTCACCGTCGTCCCCGGTGTAGATGTTGACCCCCGTCAGGCCGGACTCGGCTGAGAGGTGCGTGGCGACGTTGGCCTCGACGATGTGGCGAATTGATTTGGTACCCATAAAGTTTAAGAGCCGTTGAACTTCCGAGCCTGTCGGGCTTGGAACTGCTCGAGGTCGGCCATGAGGCGGGCCATAGCAAGCGCCCTGGCTACGTCGTGCACCCTGTTCTTGCTGGCCTGTCCGTCGTTGTCGCCGATGCGGTTTCCAATGATCATATTTACGCCAGAGGCATTACGGAATGAGGTGACGTAGCCGTTCCCGGCGTGGCGCCTAATCCAGACAGGAACATCCTTGTCCTTATATAGGGCTTTATTGTTCAGCTTCGGGAGGCGGGTCAGCACTTCGTACCAGCCAGATTTTAGCATACCTACATGGCTTTGCGTAAGTTTGATGTATTCGTCGATAATGGATTTATTCTCCACGACGTGCTTGCCGAGATATGAGCCGGTATTCCGCCAGACCTTGACGCGGCCCTGGTTAGAGATGTGGCGGCGCTTGATGTGCTCGGCCCGGATGTCGCTGATGACGTCCTGAAACCCCATAGGGGTCACCGGGTTTGATTTGTTAAACAGGTTTTTGGCCTTACCAAAAGCACGGACAGGGTCGCCGTCCTTGATGATCTTCATTGCCGTCCTGTTGAGTAGGTTGGTTTTCTGCAAGGTCGCTCGCTTGCGGATGCGCTCGAAAGCCCCTTGGTCGTTTGACTTTACCGCGTAACGCAGGGAGTTCATGGACAGGCCGACCGCTGCGGCCTTGGTGTTGTCCTTGCTCACGAACAGGCTCTTGATGTCTCGAGACACGGCGTTGAAGCCCGCGTCCTTAGCGTTTTTGGTCAGGCCGCCGCCGCCACCCTCGACCAGGGGAGGGGTCAACTCAAGGGCCGCGATGGCTAGACGCGAGGAACCGACGTTCGCGGCGTCCTCCATCGAGATACGCATCCCGACCATGTAATCAATCAGGGCCCCGACGAACTTGTCCTTTGACTGGGGGATGAGCCCCACGGCTTTACTGGTTGTCGTCGATAACGACGAGGGTGATCCAAGCCGACGCGGGCTTGTAGGTCTGCCCGGTAATGCGGAGGGCCTTGCCCCCGGCGACAATCTTCTTGCCGATGGCGAGGGAGGCGATGGGGGCCCCGGCGCTGATGACCGCCGCCGATGCCCCATTAGACCCGTCTGGCAGGCTCCAGGAGGCCGTTGCAGCCGCAAGGCGGACGGTGTGCTGGGTACGCTCCACAAAGCCCCCAGCCTCGAAGACCTGAGACATGGCCGGGTCGGATAGCATACAGACGAACGTGATGGCCCCGGCGTTGCACGAGCCAGCCACCCCAAAGTCGGCGAGGATCTCCTTAGCGTCGGGCAGGAACTCAGAGTAAAGACTCACATCCTTGCAACCCTTGGCAAAGGGGCACAAAAAAGGGGCCCCCGTAGGGGCCCCGATTGAAGCGGCTCAGGCCGCAATCATCAGGCGGTCTTCAGGCGGACGAGGCTCGTCGAACGACCCACGGCAGCGCCCGCGAGGAGCGTGCAGGTGACGTTCATAAAGCCGGACTGCTCCTGGCCCATGATGACCTGGACGCCGAGGCCGGTGTCGGCGTCGACGGCGTTGGCGACTTCCCAGCCCGGGATGTCGGTCTCGGGGAGGGCGGTCGCGAAGGCGATAGCGTCCGGGCCAGCCACCCAGCCAGCGAGGTTTTCGCTGTTGGCAGAGAGGTTCGCGAACTGGTAGATGCGGGCGCCGGCGATGGTGCCGAGGTCGCCGTCGCGGATGATCGAGGCGCCGAGGACGTTGTT